CATAAAGTTTAAGCGAGCTTCAGTAAAGTTACGTTCAATTGCTTGTTGGTTTGTAGGAAGCATTGTTGCGGCAAGACCAATACCAGCTACAGCGTATGGAAGAGCCCTAGCTACTGCTCCACCAAAACTCATACCACTAGAGGCTTCACTAGCTGCTTGTTGGTTTCTATTAGGAGGTTGTACAAACCCTCCTAAAGAACCAGCGCCAGGCATTTGTGGAACTCCAGGTCCGCCCCCACCTGCTACGGCGAAAGCTCCAGTTCCTTTTCCTGCCTTTAAATTAGCTGCAATGTCAGCAGATAGTTCTTTTGTTTTTTGAAGAACTTGATTTAATTTATTGTATTCTTCACGTAGGTCGGTAACTAACTGAATTTTTTTAGCTTGGCCGCTACCGCCAAGGTTCATTCCACCAAGAACGCTCATCTGCTAATCACCTCCTACTTACGTTTAGCTCTTGAAATCCAATTAAATCGTTCTCTAACTGATAAAGAACGAATATCTTCTAGCGTCCATCCTGGGAACGAACGCGTCAAAAATTCGTACTGGTCTAACAGGTTCTCGTAGTCCTCGTCTTTATAGACGAAACAAGTCGGCCAGGCTCAGTGGCATAGCTATTTCTTCACCACATGCCTCACAGGCCGTACTCACCTCCCCGAGGCGGGGTCCTGGATTACGAGTTAAAATTTCTTCAATGATTTTACTTCTGTCAGACATTCCTAGTTTTAATACAGAAACCGCTCCTAAAGAGGGTGCTCCGTTAATAGTAGAAATGCATCCAGCAAGAAGCATTGTGTTTAACTCTGCCACGGTTTTATCCGTGTTTTCCATGAGTTTTCTTTGAACTGACCCGTTAGGTAAGTTAACAACAACTTCTCCTAATTTTGATTGATAGACAAATGTTCTATCCTCAATAGGGTCTTTAAGTTCACGCACTGGTATGCCATCTTTTACATCCACTGTTACGTCTAGAGCTGTCTTACAAAATGGGCAAGTGATATTAAAATCAACTTTAGACCCAAAGGTAACGCATCGAATTCCAACAAGGATTGCGTCTCGGTCACCTGATAGTAGGCTGTCCAAGTCTTCTTTGTTGGCCTTCTCCATACCTAAGCTAACAAGTCCTCGTTGTAGCATTACGTTTAATGCTCTTCCAATAGACCCTGCTTTAGATATAGCTTCTTCATCGACACCAGTCAATTCACGCACTTCTGCGTATTTGACTAGGGACCCTTCCCGGTTGATATATCCTCCGGGAAGAGTCACCTCTGAATTTGAAGGCGGTACAGTTTTTACTTCAACTGCAGGCTCTTCAATACTCTTGGTCAATTTGTCGAGTAGTGACTGGTCTGTAACTAGTTGTTCTGCCACGATTTATTCTCCTTAGTTAGTTTGTTTAACCTTTTGCATCTCCAGAACGAGGGTCTCCAGTTGCTCCTGTAAAGGATACAGAAAGACCTTCGTGCACTAGCTGCATTGTTTCAAATAGAATTTGGTTATCTGTTGCGTTTAGGTCTGAGTAGCTTAGGCTTGAAATCCAAGCGTTGTGAATCTTGAAGCGCATCTTAAATGCGTTTTCTCCACTATCCGCAACAGGATGGTCCATTACCCAGATGTTAACGTCACAACGGAATGAGCTTGTGTTTGCTCCTACAGCGATACCGTCTCCAGAAGCTGCAGCGAACAATCCACGCATCCAGTTGATTGCTTGGTCATTTCCAAATAGTGTTCCTCTTTGGAAGGTCACTGGTGAAAATGTTGTCATACCTGGAACTTGGTGCAACGTAGTGTTGTATCCACCTTCACGGTATCCAATGCTCTGTGTATTAATAGATAACCCAGAGATATTTGTAAATCCTCCACTAAAAGTAGTGAAGTCTTTTGTTGCATACGCCTTAGTTTCTGCTGGCGTAAATTGCGCATAGAATCTAAAACTGCGAAGTGGGTCTGTCGCAAGTTTAGAAAAGCGCGAGATATTACTGGTGGCCATGTTTTATTCTCCTTACGCCACAGTGACGGTGCTGCCACCATCATACTGACCGATTTTGATAACAACGAATTCAGCTGGTCGTTGGAGGGCCACTCCAATTTCCATATTAACTTCTCCATTGTCTACCTTGATAAGTGGGTTCGTTGAAGCGTCGCACTTAACAAAGAATGCATCTGCTGGGGTTGCTCCACGTAGACCACCTTGTGACCAGTAGTCAGTTAGGAAGCCTTCCAGAGAAGCTGTGATACGACGCCATAATACTGCATCGTTAGGTTCAAATACTGCAAAGGTTGTTAAATCAGTTAGCGCTTTGCGTAGATAAATTAGGGAACGACGAACTGGTACATAACGGTCTGCGTATCCTGCTTTAAGAGTACGAGAACCCATTACTACAATTCCTGAACCTGGGATAAAACGAATAGCGTTTACAGGTGCAGCGGCACTGTTCATTGTGTCTAAGTTAGCGTTAGTCAACTTAGTAACAGCAACTGCTCCAGCAATTCTATTGTTTACACCAGCTGGTGCCTTGAATACTCCACGAGATACATCTGTTGAGATGTACTGTCCGACAACTGCTCCACCGCAGAATGCTGTTTCTGTAGCTCCTGGGCTTGAAGATGTTGGGCTTGGAATAGTTAGGTTAGGGTAATACACAGCTCCAAGAGAAGAGCTTGTATAAGCAGCTGCACGTGTCATTTGATTTGCTACTGTATCGTTCATAGCATCAATAACTACAAACACATCGTCGCGTCCTTCAGCATAAGAAAGGATGCTGTTAATAGCAGCTGAAGATGTAACTCCAGGTGCGTTAAGAACTAGTGCGTTAGTTACTGTGTCAAAAGCAGGCATTGCGTTTGCAACATCTGATTCTGTTACAGATGAACCGTTGCTTCCTGATGCAAGTGGTTCTAGTGATACCACTCCTGGGTTTCTTGTTCCACCAGTTGCTGCAGAGTTTGCATCTACAGCTGTAATGATAGTTGAGGTGTTGTTAATAGCAGTAGGAGCATAACGAGCATCTCCAACTGTCATATTCAAATCAGTAAAACGTTCAGCAAGGAAAGCTGAAGTTGTTCCACCGTTATAAACTGCTACATCAAAGTGGTTAGCTAGTGAAGAGTTAGTGATTGTGATGTAAACACTATTTCCCCAAGTACCAGCGTTTTTAGCAAAGATTGTTAATGTTGGGTCTGTTGTTGCAGAACGGTCATCAAATGAACGTGTTGCAGGAGCAGCAGCACCAGCAGTTACTCTCTTAATCCAAGCTTGGTTTCCACCATTTGCAAAGAATAAGTAAACAGCAGTTGTTAAAGTATTTAAAGTACCCCATGAACCGTACAGGCTAGTGTACTGAGTCCACGAAGTAACCAATGTTGGGTCTGTAGGACCCCTGTCTGCAGCGCCAATAAATGCAGCAACCGAAGTTGATGCTGGCCCTGCTAATGGTGGGATTGGATTGAGGGTTTCCTCAACATACACACCAGGGCGTAGATAAGACATTAGGTGTTCTCCTTAGTTTAGTTTCATTAGGCGACGAATATTAGACTTCTGATAGTCCGGATGGGATGTTCGTTGGGTTTTCGTTTATCAGTACTTCTTCTACCCATGCAACGGAATCTCCGCTATCTGGGGTACTTTCGCTTGTTACAAGAACAGTAAACACGTTTCGGAATAACCGACGTCCGTCTTCTACTGTGTCTCGTTTAGCGAAATCTTGTAGGATGATGTGCCTGTAGGAAGTTTGAGTTCCTAATTCATTTGGCACTGGCAAAAAACCTCTGTTAGCAACAAAATCATTGTTTAGTAAGTGAGCGATAATTGCTCTGTCGTGACGAGGATGACGAGAGTAACTAGTTATTTGATACATTAAATCCCAAGCAGCTGGAACTTCGTATTCAAAAACTTCTCCGCTTGAAGGTGAGACAGTTCCTTGCCTATCGTTATCAATAAAAAATCCAGATGCTTGTCTGTAGTTAGCCCACTCTACGCCAATTAATTCAATTGTTACGTAAGGGTAGGACTGGTTTCTTAATTCTGGGTCAGGATTAGAAAACCATGCTTGAACAGAACGGGTGTTGTTTTTCTCATCTGACACCGTTATTCCCTGCATTAAAGTTTTTAATGCTTGGTCCTCAGCAATAATAAAACTCATGGAAGAACCCCCTGGTCAAATAGATAATCTATAGATGTGTCTACAAGAGAATTTTCAACTCTAGTTTTGTTTGCTTTTGCAAATTTTCTAAACACCGGGTTAGGTGGAGTGACTCCATCGCCGTACTCTAGGTTCTCTACTCGTGCTGATACGTTTTCTGGGTATTCGACATCCATAGAGGTATCTGTAATCACTACACGAAGTTGTTTTGTTAATGCCACAGGCCACCCAGCAGAAAGTGCGCTTTTTCGCAGAGCTTGGGTTAAAGGCTTATTTAAAGTCTTAGTAGACTGAGTAAGAGCGGGAATTAATTCTTTGTTAGTCATTTACGCCGTACCACTTTACTTGCTAACGCCCCTATGGCTAATCCTACCCAGAATGAACTAATACCCTTACGGTCAGTAGCTGCATCTGCGAACCCTCGAGCAAAGTCTGCTTCAGTAGGCTCCGAGACTTTTCTTTCCTTGTCTCTGTACAAATAGGACATAGCAATCTCCAATGGAGTATCAGGGTCGAACGCAAGGGGTACAGCTGTGATTCCCGCATGGAATCAGTTCAATAATAAAGCAAAAGGCCCCCTTTCGGGGGCCCAAGCTTCTACTTCTTTTTGTCGTCCTTATCGGACTTCTTTACTTTTTTAATAATCTTGGCGTCAATCTTCTTATCTTCAGCCATAGACTTTGGCTTCTTCTTCTTGCCGTGAGCCTTATCAGCCTTCTCAAACTTAGCCTTTTCGTCTTTGTCGAAACCAGCTTTCTTGAGCATTTTGGCGTCTTTCTTTTCATCTTTGGCTTTTGTGTACTTGCCCTTTTCAAATGGTTTAGCCATTAGGGTCCTTCTTTCCGCAACCGCAGTTGCCGCATTTGCACTCTGGCATTACATGCCTTTCTTTTTTACCATAGAAGACTTCTTGCCCTTTGCGGGAGCTGCCTTCTTAGCAAACTTTTTATTTGCTGCCTTTACAGTTTTCATGCCGTGCTTGTCTTTAGGTTTACCGCAACCACAGGTAGCGCACATTATTTTTTACCTTTCTTAGGTTTAGCGACTTTGTTTTTTCCTTTACCTTCAGGAACACAGTTTGGAACTTTCTTTCCATTCTTGTTCTTGAATCCTACTTGGACGTATCCGTCCCAACATGGGTTAGAGCCGCTTGCCATTACTTACCCTTCTTGTGGGAGTTGCTTGGCTTACTGTGCCAATCTTTAACTGCCTTAACACCTTGCTTAACAGTCTTTGCTCCACCAACCTTAGTTAGATTAATCTTATCGTACTTGCCTGTTTTTTGACCTAAGTGGTCAACAATAACTTTGTCTTTTTTCTTGTAGACAACATGACCGGTACCTCCAGCTTTAAGGGTGGCAGGCTTTTCTTTCTTTTTCATTTTGCGCCTCGTTTGTATCTGATAGTAGCTTTTGGTTTACGAACAATTCCGCCCTTTTTCTTTCGAGCCATGGCTCCACCTGACTTGTACTTGCTACCAGTCAAAGCGATGCTCACTGACTTTTCAGGGTTCTTACCTGCTGATTGTCCAATACGTTTTGCCATGTTTCCTCCTTATGCTTGGGCGTACGCCAAGAACTGGGTATCGTTAACCAGCTCATCTGGCATAACTTGAATTAGGTCCATAAGTATCAAAGTGTGACGCTCTGACACAACACCAGACTGTTGAGCTTTAATTGGTCGATAGACTTGTTCTTTCCATACAATTCTGTATTTATTAGTTAAATCAATTGTGTTTTTAATAATTCCTCGTTGAGTAAAGAGGTCTGGACTAGCTGTCTTTAAGTCATCAATGTTTAAAGTCATGTGCAAAGTATCAGCGTTATAGAAACCTCGCTCATTTTGAGCTCCAGTTCCTTGAGTGATAGAGGCTCTAACAACAGAGAGTAGATGTGGCCCAACCCAAACACGACCGCCTCCTAGAGGCTCTACATCGTAGATAGGGTCTCTTACACTTGCTGCTGAGTTAAATATCCACCATTGAGCTTTAGTTCCAGCTGGATTTGTTAAGTCGGCAGTAATGCCGTCACCAATAGAATCTAATTCAAAATCTGAATCAAATCTACCACCTGGGGTATAGGCTCTCATTACTCTCCTTGATAAAAGTGCAAGTTAATCTGAAGTCGTGGGTCTGATGGATTTAACTCCACAGCCTTTGTTCCTTGAATAATAGCTTCCTCTATTTTACCCAATTTGTACGCAGATAACGCCATAAGGTCGTGTGGAAGTGAGCCCCAAGAATCAGCATCGTTTAGATATGCCAATGGTTTTTCAACAATAGCCAAAGCTGTCTTAGCGTTGTTGTAGCAGGCTTCCCAATCATTTAGTTGGTAGTAGGCGTTTGCTAAATCTACCCAGGGTTCTCTAAATTCAGGAGCTTCCTTAGCCGCTTCCTTTAAATACATTATTGCATTTTCAGGGTCGCACTTTGCCATATATCTCCAAGATGCAGCTCGCTCTGGAGCCCACCTGGCCGTCTTAAGCTCAAGGTGACGTTTAAACTCTATTAATGCTTTCTCGTATAAACCGTGAAAATATAATTCTCTTGCGTAGTAGAAAGCGT